GAGGTTATATATATCATCCGCATCGAACGCGCCTCTGGAGAGCTTTATCGCTGGTTCTAGGTACTGTTTAGCAATAGGCCAGAAGGTTAAATCCAAACCACAGCAAATCATAGAAGCGACTTCATCTCATCTGCGGAAAATACCAAGTCCTGTAAAGTGATATTCGCGGTCTTGTCTGCTGCAATCCACAAGGTAATCACATCACCAGCCGCAAACTCGGCAAAGCCATAAGCGGAAAGATTCTCCGTATCACCAGAGCTGCCTATCTTGGTTTTTGGTCTTCTTACTAAAGTAATCACGCCATTAATAGCGAATTTGAATGCAATAATGGTGTTATTGGTTCCACTGGTCATGTTTGCCCACATAGCAATTTTATAGACACCTTTTCTATTGATGGTGATGCTATTGGTCTGCTGGGTGACACCGTTATTGAACCCATGCGGGATAGCATTCCAAACGCCTGTTACTTGGATATAGTCGCTATTAGTTGCTAGTGTCGGGTCAACGGCAGCGGTTACTGCTATCGTCGTGGTATTGTTCGAGATAGCCAATTGACCGTATTGATGGTCGGACAGCTCGTTTACTTTCATTTGTATCGTTTGTAATATCCTCGATACAGTTTGTCTGTTATAGGTATCAGGTACTAAGTTAAAAACATTAATATCTGACATTATTCAGAGCCATCCTGCAAGTAAGTAGCATTCACTTCATTCACCGTGCAATCACCGACCATATCAAACTGTAGCCTATGCCATCTTGATGAGATAAGAAAATCAAATCTTGACAGGGTCATTATGGTGGTGGTGCCTGTGGTTAATGTATCGCCTTCGCTCTGTTTGTAGAAGTTGGTCAACATCGCGCTAGTGGGTTTAGTGAGCCATTTCGGTTTCACTCGTTGTAAGAGATAGAAATTCTCGTCATCACCAAAGTCCCCAGTCGTAAAACTGGAGTTGGTCGCAATACCATCCAAAGAATTCAGTTTATGACTAGTATTGAATATCCCTGCCGTCAAGTTCCCACTCGTCCAGAATGGTGAATCCCATGATAATGAGCTAGGAATACTATCCCATGTTGAATAAGGAAAGGTGTCCCATGTAATAGAGCCTGACAAATACTCCAAAGCCGCTTCAATGGTTCTGTCATCACGGCCCCACTTATTAACTCTGTAGTGATAAACCACACAGGAATCAAGTGCGCCAGCACCGCCGCGTGAAGGATAATAGAAATAGATTCTAGAATTAATCCTGTCATGTAAAGTCTTAATTCTGTTGGCATACTTAATATCTAATTCGGCATAGACCGTTTTACGGACAGGCGCACCTATCGGAGTAGGTCTAGCACCATCAAATCGCCAAAAGTCATCCGCGCCCATGAAAATATGCACAGGGTTATCCGCTGAACCGATATTCACTACCGCTTCCTGTGAGTTACAGCCTGCCTCACCTGGTACTTGCTGCCAGTTCCATATCTGCGGTGAACCGACATAAGTCGCCACATACATGGCGCGTTCTTTGTAAGCAACGATTTGGTCGCCGAAGCGTTTGCCAGCAAAAATACGTCCAGGTGCAGAAGTTAATATGCCTGTCGCGCTTTGTGTCGCAATGGAAGGTGTCCAATCATCATACGTGCCGACGGCTGCACACCACCATCTGTTAGGGCTATCCCCGAAGCTTGTCTCATTGGTATCGAACAGAAATACAAAGTTACCCACCGTTTCCACTATTGAGGCTTTAGGCGCGGTAACTGCGGCTTTTACGACATTGGCAAAAGCGGCTGAACTGGAGAACTGGAGAACATCCGATTTTGCGACCGCCAAAGTAGTATCGCCAAATTGTGAGAACCGCCAAAAGTTATCCGCACTCAATGCATAATCACCACCACTGGCGCGTGTCCTATCTGTCCATGACGTTGAAGATAATTCATATAGTTTAGTTGCCGTTCCAGCAATCAATCTAACCGAGTTATCCAGTTTACGAACGGCGGCTGCGCCTTGACAGGCAGAGGCCAATGCATCAATGCCAGGGTCTTGCGCACTGGGGGCGGCTTGCATTCCCTTTTCATTGGGGACAAACGCTTCGCAGTCGGTAATCACCCCATCTATGGTCTGGTCAATATCAGGGGCATAACCTAGTAATACGGTCATGCTGCTATCACTCGCATTGCTGAACCTGCATATTTACCATGCTTATCAGAAATCATTAATTGCTCGATATTGGCAATCGTTTTAGCATTCCATTTCTGTGATTGCTGGTCGTTCTTGATAATATCGTAAGCTTCCAATAAGGTAGCGTATAGATAAATATCAGGATGATTGCTCAATAACCAATTGGTGGTGTTAAGTGCGGTCAATGCTGGTATTTTCTGATAGTACAAAATCTTTACGCTATTAGTTGTCACTTGGTCAGACAAGATAATACTAGCACCCTCAATCGTGTAATAGCGCGATGGGCTGATGCTGGAATTGGTCAATATCGGGAATTTTACATAGAACTGCTCAGGTGGTAGATATTCCAATTCTATAGGCGTGTCAGTATCAATATAAATTCGTCTAAGCTCTAAATAATCGGTTGGCAATGTACATACCCCACTAGCAGGTGTTAAGCTGGCAGAAGCCTCCATATTGCGCGTTCTCAATACACGGTTGAATTTACTCTCAGCCAAGGTAATGCAATCAGGAAAGAGCGCAATTAGATTGGTGTCATTGGTACGACTTAACCAGTTGGTAACCGAGGTTTGTAATTCTGAATAGTTAGTAATCGCCATTTAGCATCCAGTCTTTACGTTTACCTTTAAAATGCAATACGAACACATCTTTCTTTTCACCCTCTTTGTCAGGGCTATAGTTGTACTCATCACAGTTCAGTTCCAATACGCTGTAACGATTGGATTCTGCCGCCAATCGAACGCTTAACTGGTCACCCCACCACTGATGGGCCGAGGCTGGCATTCTTAACAGGGCTTTGTATGCGTCTTTCCAAAACTGGCGATTGCGTGAAAACATCACACCTGTGTTGTAGGGCATGTGCGCCACAATATCAATGCCGTCTTTGTCCAATATCTTGCCATAGCGGCGCGTTAACGCCACATCAAACGGATAGTCTTTGGCAAATACACTGCGCAGGTCTTTTAATACAATGATGTCGGTGTCCAGCGTAATCCAGTCACCTGTCAATTCTGCTAGGTGCTGCATGCGAAACGTCATCAATAGACCGTCATAAGGCTTGCGAATCACGCTGCTAACGCCTTTAATCTGTGGTGTGACCATATCCGTTAGTTGAACAATTTCTACGCCTGGCATGGCTTTCAATACGCTTTTCACCATCAATTCTGGCAAACGGACATCCTCACCCACATGCAAGAAAGTCACTTTAACATGGGATTGTGCAGATATTTGGACTGCATCGGGTAGCGTAATGGGTTGGAGTTCAGGCGTTTTGCCAGCACCAGCAGACTTGTCTCTGGCGGCACTTTTACCCTGCTTGTGATTGGAATTTCTAGCCATTTGTTGTGAAGTTCCCCAGTAATGAATTCTATCTGCCAGTTGTTTTGTGTGTAAAAATCATAAAACAAGGTCGGCTGCAAACAGTAGAAGCCGTGATTAGTCATGCTTAATGGCGGCGTATGGATGATGTAGCCACCTACTTTTACCGCATTGGCTGCGTTGATTAAGGCTTGCCCGATATTGAAACAGTGCTCAGTCGTGCCACAATCTAAAACCAAGTCAAACTGGCCTAATTCTTGTGGATAATTCAAGTCCACCACTTGCTCGACGTTCCTTGAGGCCACGATATCCACACAGGAAAGTTTTGCACCCATGCCATTAAAGATATGTTCTGTTTCAGGCAACGGATATTCTTTATGATGCCAGTGGTTAGCATCGGTGAACTTAGTGGGATTTACCCCAGTAATTCGTTCACAATCTTCTGCGGTCATCACCAAATCAGGATAAGAAAGAGACAAAACTTGCTCACATGGCATGAGCTTGGCAATCACTTCTAATGCAGAAGTCTTAATGCCCAAAGATTACATCCCGCCCAATACTGGCTAGCTCTTTATAATCTAGCGATTCCAGCACTTTTCTCGCGTCATAGTCTAAAGGTTTATGTGGCAGTGCTTTTTCTTCTATCAGTACAATCGGTTGATATTTTTCCAACTGGCTATACATGCCAGTCAAGGCAAACGCCTCAAAGCCTTCAATATCCAGCTTAACAAAGTCTAACGCGCCAAAATCAGGCATACGGCGCAATTTAATATCCTCGCCTATATCAACATGCCAGCAACCAGAGTTATTGCCTTGTAGTAGGCTTCCTGTGTGTTCTGTGGCACTTAAACCGAACTTTGACAGGATGACATTGTTACAATCAACGGTATTCAGCACCAAACACTCAAAATTCTCAGGCTTAGGCTCAAACGCCACCACACAATCAAATTTTTCTGCCATGTAGCGTGTCCAGCTACCAACATGCGCACCGCCATCTATGGCGACATTCCAGTTTTTAACAAAGGTCAAAGCTAAGTCTAAATTCTCTTGCTCGAATACATCCGCGCCTTTAAAATAATTGATGAAATAGTCATCATCAGGTACATAAGTATTTCTAACGAGTTGCATTTAATCTCTCAGCATGTACAGATTTACCCATCAATTCTTCATAAGAGACTGTGGAGTTTGCCGCTTTCATCTCTTGAAACCAGTCATCAGTGCGCTCTAAATGCTGTACTTCTTTAAATGCAGGAATACCCATCGTGTAATGAATCAGTTTCGCCTCTGCATTCGGTTCGTCATAACCTACACAGTGATTCCACTCTTTCGGCAATTCACCCACTGCACCCCATCTCAGAGCTTGCGGCTGGTCATTTTCGATGAATTCGGGCGTTAAAGACGTACATTTGGCACAGTTGAACAGCATCAATGAAGGCCATTCAAAACGGTCTTTGGCTTTCACCACTTGTACTGCATAGTTATCATCGGCTAAATCAAATAGCTTGCAAATATCGTCTAGCACTATCATATCCGCATCTAAAAATAGTGCAGTTCCATGATAATCCATCAGATAGGGCGGCAAATAGCGCGTGAAGGTGAAGTCAGTCAAACCTCTGCGCGTGATAGGCAAAGAATCTATCAATAAAGGTATAATCGCTACAGGCTCACTGGCTCTGGCAATAATAGACGATTGCAAAGCGGTGTAAGCGATAGGTTGCCGAATATCAACGCCGATGAAGATATGTTTCAAGCTCTGTTCCTATCTTTTTAATAACAGAATCCCAAGTTTTTTCTTGTCTAAATAACCTAATACTATTATACCAAATATTCTTATCACCTTGTAAGCCATACCGCCAATGCGGTTTATTGGGCACTAATACCCAACATTCTTTACCAAGGCCGCCGCATAAATCCACTACGGCAGTGGTAACACTAATTACTAAGTCCAACTCATCAACTAAGGCTGCTGTGTCATCATAATCATTGCTTTGAGTGGCTCTAGCCCAATGATGGATTTTAACGCCATGTTTAGCTTCAAATTCTGCCAATTCATGCGGCGTTTTATATTCCAAACTGACAAATATCGCGTCTTGCTTTAGTATCGGCAGTAATTGCTCTAGTTGTAGGCTTCGACGTTCGCCGTGTGTATCTTTTAGGCCACCTGTCCAAGCGATACCGATTTTTGGCTTATCGCCTAACGAGGCTAACAAGGCATTCCATTGCAAACGGCGTTGCGGGTCACCGATTAGATATGGTTGACCATCAAACTCATCATCTTTACTGCGATAGTGCCAGCCTAATGAACCGATAAGACACCATGCGTCCACTTTTGCCGCTAATACAGCCGCTTTATCGAATCTCGTGCCTTGTACACTCACGTTCGGAAAAGACCGCTTAAACAGACCTTCTAAACGTCTATCGCACTCCAATACGACTTGGCTTTTGACATCTTTGAGTATAGAGGCGAACACTAGTTCATCACCTAATCCCTGCTCACCTCGTATATGCAATGTTTCTACTGCTGAACCATCCCAGTACGGCACATCCTGTCTAGGGTCGGCGCTGCGTTGCTTGGTATTACCTACCATTGCCTCGTAGCCTTCCCAGCCTGCCTCCCAGTTGCCCAACATTAAGCTAGCGTAGCCTTTGGTTTCTAGCACATCCCATTGGTCAGGATTGATTGCCAGTGATTTAGCCACATATTCCAGTGACTTCTTAGGATTACACTCATTAACTTCTATCAACGCCAGATTGTTCATGGCTGGGTAGTTGTCTTTGTTAATCTTCAAGGCTTTATTCAGATAGGTTCTGGCTTCCTCAATAAAGCCCATCTTCATACAGCACATACCAAGATTATTCCATACCTGCTCACGAAACGGTACGAGTTCTGCTGCCTGTTTTAACAGGTTGTAGGCTAAGCCGAAACGTTCGGCTTGTAAGAACACATAAGAAGCGAGGAATAAGGCT